CTATACGTTATCATCATTTGGAGTTGTAGGCATTTCTAATCGTAAATCAATCCAGCGTCCGTCTGTGATATCAATAGGATCACCTGCTACAATCTCGCACAATTTGGTGCTAAATTTTCTAGTGTAGGTTTTGACAGTGATAACGCCATCGTTACATGAATACTCAGCAAAAAACTTTTTGTTACCGTTTGCGTCCTCGGGTAACGTTATATACCAACCCTCTCGTGCAAATCCTAAACTACCGTGAACCTCATAATGACCCACATCAACACGTTTAACTGTAACACCAGTAGCTAAATGGTTAACCAAACCACAGCCTGATTGAGTAAAACCCTCAGCAGGATTGATATTTTCACTGCCAAATAATCGAACGATTGGCGACGATTTTTTATAAAATCCGTTGCTGTCAACTGTTGAATTTGCCGTTGTTATGAATTCTTCATATTTGATCACACCAGTAGATTTATCTTTAAAACCAAAATACGCCTTATCCGAGTTATACGTAAACGCCATTACTACAGAGTCGCTAGCGTTCCAGGAAATTTTCATTATGTAGCCCATTGTAGCGTTAACTGGTGTATTAATTGACTCTCGGTTATAGCGGTAAAACCCAGTATACAGATCTGTTGATAACGGATCGGGTACGGTTTTTGTTGTTGATAACAATCCTCCGTCACCTATTTTAACAACGGTCGATAAATCAACTGTTTCAGCATAATGTTTAGTTTGATCTCGATATTCGATCATCTGTTGCAGAATTTCTGGCGTAACCTGTTCACCAGTTTTTGGGTTAATTAATAAATCATTTAATGAGCCGTTTGGTGTATCAGCTAATATCTGGATTGTGCCTAGCTGATTTTTATTATAGCCGTCTACCGCCAAAACAACATCGTACTCGCACGGTTGTAGATTTAATGAATATTTGCCGTTAACGGTTTCGATACGGATGCAAGTGTCCTGAATTACATTTGATGTTGTGCGTTTTGCGCGTAGTAATAGTGCACCATTGATAGGATTGCCTAATGCGTCACGTAACGTGCCTGAAATAATTGTCATTGTTTTTCTCCAAATTTATATATAAAAAAACCGCCACTAGGGCGGTCAGTGTATTGATTATTCTTTAATGATAAATAAATTAATAGCGCTCGGATAATGCCCCTTTCCAAATGAATGTAACTTGATTTTTGTGTGAGCGGGCAATCTAAAATACCACGACGCACTATCTGAGCGGGAGCGATTATACGGCGCGGCAACTGTGACCCGAAATAATGCGTCGTTACCCACAATTGTAGAGTCTCCAAAAATTTCGTAACTAGATTCCTGAATTGCGTCACTTGAATATGAATGAACAATAATTTGAGGTGTGCAGATAATTCTATTAAACGGCTCTGGTTCAATAACAATTGAGCCAGGAGTGGGAAAATACACAACTTTCGTAATATCTCCCTCTATCTGCATAGCGGTCAATTTACCGTTTATCTGACAATTTTCATCGATAATTACGTTATTTAATCGTCCCGAACTGGCATAAACACTGCCTGAAATATTCGCCTGTCTAGCGTATAGCCTGCCGTCCTGATGCAATTCAAATGCTGGAGGGTTACCTGAGCTAACAACACTACCTGCCACCATTTGACCGCCTGTTATTAGCGGTGCTGTGATTTCTGTACCAGCAACTAATCTATCGCCGCGCATTGTTCCCGTTGCGATTAAATCACCGTCCAGAAACATAGCCGGCTCTATCCATTGCGATCCGTTGTACATTTTAGGCTCAGAATGAGCAATTTTGCCGTCAGCGCCTAACGAATAGATAATCAGCGTTGTATCACGAGCTGGATAAAATCCAAATTCACGATAAAACATTTGTGTTGCAGTGTCATTGTCAGGGAATTTACCGTCTGCCGTTTGGATTCTTAATATACCACCTGCACCGTCCTCTGCCTGTAATGTTCTGGTGTTCTGTATGTATATCTCAGAACGCCCGACAGCATTAACCGCATTAACACCGTACCAATATTCGGTATCTGGTGTACAGTCCACGTCAATCATGGACATAGCGCGACCTAGATAATTAGTTTGTGATTCGACCTCTGCCCGAGAGGAGCCCTTATAGAACTCAAATTGAGTACCCAAACTTGATACAGAGGTCATTACAGGGCGAATTGAGATATTAAACGCGCTCGGCGTAATGACTAATCCTGACGGTTTAGCAGGCGGTAATATTGAAAATGAGATAGTCGTCTCATCGCCTAGTCGCCCGTCCTCACCTCCAACACCACGAACAGTTGCATTGAATTTACCCTGCTGTAGGTCTGATATGCAGTACTCAGTATCGCCAACGACCTCGCGACTAACCAATTTGTCCTCGCGATAAATTTTAACCTCGAATTTTAGGTTTTGAATTGTGCGAGGAGTTGACCACGATAGCCGTGCCTGATACACGTCAGATTCTGGCGTAACCTCCACCTGTAATTGCTCAACGGGAGGAATTGCCCAGTTAAATATTGTCCCGTTCTCGGCATCGAATTTTGCACCTTTGTCAACTATTGCCTCTTTATTCGGGTCATGTTGTAATGCGGTAATAGCGTATGTTCCGTCATCATTTTCAGCGATGGACAACGCCTTAAATAGACGCGGTTTTATTTTGTTGTCGTACAAACTCCAAACCGAATATTCGTCAGCATCAACTGATTGAGTTAACACGATTTGATTAGGTTTAGTTTGTGCCTGTATCTGGATTTTACGTAAATCGCTATTAGTATCGGTAATGCTCAAATAAGCATTTTTGATATTTTTTATTTCAATATCTCTATCTAACATAATTGTGCTACCGTCTACCGAAATCACACGACCGCCAATTGTGGTGCCCGCATAATCATTATCAGCAATTCCAATAATATCGCCCGGCAAATGCCGTATGCCCTCACGACCAACCGAAAATGTGACCGTCTGAGTTTCTAATTTTTCAGTTTGAATTAACCATTTCCCGACCCGATGAGCCTGCCCTCTGGATGTACAACCGAATGCGTCAACATCAGCCACATTAAAACCAAACCGTTGAATTAAATCATCATCTGCAACGTATTCAGTCGCCGTTTCCCAATTGTTATTAGGGTCAATATATCGAACATAGGCGGCTGTGTGGCGCTGTTTTAATGGCGCGGAGGTATATGCAAATTGTCCGTCCACAACATTCGAATTCGAATAAACCGTAACCATATCACTCGGACGATCGATTACCACTGAATATTGTGTACCCGTCCAAATCCCCATCCCGCGAAATACTGAACACAAATCATCAATCACATCGCGCGCTGGTCGCTGCTCTGTTATATGACAATGGCAGGCAAAACGAGGCTCACGTCCTCCGAATCCGTCATCGACGAGTTGATCGCAGTATTGGGCAACCGTATACAACATGAATTTATCAACACCGAATTTGCCGAGGCGCTCACCTAATCCGTAACGTCTATTTGTTATCAGGTTATACAATATCCACGCAGGATTATCTGTCCACGCCTGTTTAAAATTACCCGACCAAAAACCACTATATTCCCTAGTTTCTGGATTGTAATTGTCAGGCACATCAATAATCAAACCGTCTATCAAATAGTTTCGACGAGGTACACCGCTGAACTGTTCAGAATCGAATTTTAAACCGATTATCGCGGTATTTGGGTATGAGAATTTAGTGTCATAGATTTCAGTGTACGAACTCCATAGCGTGTCGTTTATTAGCGTTTGCGATTTACTATCAGGTGTATTTCTGACAACACGGATATTAAACGGAGTTTCTGGTAAATCATCTAAAATAACCGATGTTAGATACTGCGAATTGGTTTTTTTATCAATCAAATTGATGGTTTTAACCGTTTTCCATGCACTACCACGACCAATTTGTACCGACATGGATACGTTTGTACGATTTGTGTTTCCCTTGCTATCTATAGATTTCAACGCTGATACGCCAACTGTAACCCTAACACGATCGACATTTGGGTCAGTGATTGTTCGAGTAATGGGTGCGGTTGTTTTTACCTGTAGATTAACTGGTTTTTCGTTTTCTGTGTATGAGAATCCCTCCAGAGGTAATTGTGTTTGTGTGCCTGTCAGCAATTCGACAGAAATGCCCTTAAAATTAAATGACCCATCAGGTGCTTGAACGGGAGTGTCATTTAAAAAAAGACCCTGCCAATCATTAACAGGTCCTTTAATCTGACCCTCTCCCAACACATCAATAATACGAAGGCATTGGTGTGATTTGAGATTATCAGGAGCTTCATACGGAGCTTTTGCTTTTTTCGAACCTTTACCCATGTTATCTCCTGTTATATCGCGTCATCCAGTGTTTCCAAACCCTGAGACAGAACTTTTGAACCTACTTTCATGCGTCCAAAAATTAGCGGAACAGGTGCGCCCTGAGCCATTGTGTTATCCAGATTTGAAAAATAGGTATTTCTATTGCTATCGGTTGATTTTTTTTCGGTTTTCGGTGTTTTTGTTAGCATTTGAGCGACACCACCGAGCATCAACCCAACACCAGCCGCAACCAGCCCAAATCCTAATCCAGTTGTAACATCAGCTAGCACGCCCGCAACAACGAGCGCCGCACCCGCGATAAATCCAAATATGCCGCCGCTTTTTGCACCTGCCACATGAGGGACTATATGAATCACCGCATTTTCAGGTAATCTGCTGTGTAGCCCTACCGCTAAATTGTCGTCATTAATATCAACGCCATTAATACGAACACGAAACCAACCATCTATAATCCGTTGACGTAAACCAGCTATTTGACAATATAGACCGTTCAATCCCTCTGATGCGGTTTCGACATTCATATCGAATTTATCGCCAAATTGTTTGAGATAGCCGTATAGCCGAATTTTTGCCATTGTTTGTGCCTCCAAATTGAATGTGTATAATTGCGCCAAAAACCACCATACGTATCGCGTTTTGACAGTCGGTCTGGGCAATGATGTAAAATGTATTGATTGCCAATATAAACAGCGGCATGGTTGGGTGTTTCTGAACCGAGACAAACGAGAATGATATCTCCCTCCTGCATGTCCTCTGCGTCCACGCGCTCAAATCCGTTTTTAGGCAGTAAATCTAAATAGAGGTTTTGCCCGTTATGCCACCAATCATCTGTACGCTCATAGTCTGGTAAATCAATGCCTGCCAGCATATAGGCATCTCTAACTATTGTTAGGCAGTCAGTTTTACCGTGTTCGAATTCACGACCTAACAACGGTTTTATGTACCTAAATTTATGAATTTGGTTATCACAGACCAGCCACCAATCGACGGCGGTTTGTTGCTGGTAAATTTGGTCCGCCTCGCTGAGTATCGGCAACCCATTAGGGTGAGAGTGCACAATTGCTGTAATTTCACCGATTGTTTCAGCCTGAATCCAATCATCAGGCGAGATTTCAAATGCCTCTGTAGGTGTGGGTGAGATGTTTTTGCAGGGCATGTACGTTTTATTATCAATAACAAAACCACAGCATTCAGCCTCACCGCACGAATCTGCATGATTAATAATTTGAGTTTTCATTGTATAACCTGATTTTTTAGGGTAGTTATGTGGGTGTTATTTAATTCTCGCAGCGGTAGGAAACCCGCCGAATGGTAGAATACCGTGTTCACCGTGTCGGAGTTTGCAACCATTGACACATCCGCTACATTTGTCGCGCGTAATATCGTTAGTCGGTTGATCGAACTCGTCAGCAACAGCACCGCCTGTATAGCCACAATTAGCACTGCGATAAATCCAACTGCAGGTATCGGCTATAATTATTCGTGCTGGAATGCGCGCTCCGTCAGTTTCACAGGGTAGCGCTAATTCCAGAGTAACAAATTGAGACGTTTGTTGTTTAACCTGTTCAATGACATAATTTGAGACGACCTCACAATATGGGTCAGCATATTTGTTGCCGTTCTCAAAATTTACCGCATCCAAATATTTAACGAGCACCTCATGCCTAGTTACAATCGCGCCAATCATGCCCTCATAATTCGCGATTAGTCCGTTTAAAAGTCCTCCTGTATTACTGGCTGTCAGTGTCGGTCGATTACTCGCACCCTGTCCAGAACGTTCAAAACCCTGCGCCTTAATAGGGTATGGCTTGTATATATTACCCTGCCACGTGATAGGTCGGCGTAGTTCATTGACACCATTGTGAAAACGAATAATTGTTTTATTGCCAACGATTTTACTCAAATCGAGGTCATATAAATTGACAATTGCGCCCTGCTCAATTTTGGTAATATCTATCTGCATTTTTTTAGGTATCATGCGACAACCTCCTCAAATGAGGCTGTTATTGATGCTGTGGTATGCAGTAGGTTTATTGACCAACTAGGGCATTTGACAGTTAATATCCTATTGGAATGAGGATCGCGCCATTGAAACGCGTTGACACCGCCGTGCCTATCTAGGAACTTATCTATTTGACAGGACGTACTACGAGCTACATTTAACGTGACGTTATAACTACGCAGTTTATTATTGATTCCGTCAGGCGCTCGCTGTTCGTAACCGTCACCAAATTTAATTGTTTTGACTCTCGGCTCAGATCGTACGGTCATATTGGGCGCGACGTCCCAAGTGAATGTTTCCATATTTTCTCCAGACATAAAAAAACCGCCACTAGGGCGGTTCTTGGTAAGATATATTTAAAATAATCAAATAAATAATATAAAAAAATTTAAAGATTTTTTAAAAAAAGTGTTGACTTTTATGGTAGATGCATCTATAATTATAAACATCAACAAGGCGTTGATAAAGCAAACCCTCAGCTTTCGATGAGGGCTTAAGGGAGAAACAAGATGGACAAGATCTTACTTCTCGTAGTTTTAATAATCTGGAGCTGTCCAGTTTACTAAGCTAATCAAAGGTGAGGGGTGCAACCCTCACCTGCGACCTTAAATATAACAATTGTTTATTTAAAAATCAAGGTGAATAACATGGCATTAACAAGGGCTGAGATTCAAAAAAAAAGTGACGCAAAACGTGGCGTTAGATCAAAGGGATACAAATTACCCAATGATATTATAGACCTAATTAGCGAATTGAGTAATAAAACGGGAAAATCTCAAAGTAAAATTATTGAAGAAGCAATATTGATGCTCAATAATTCCCTCGAAAAATAATTAGCTTTTTAATCAATCGTTTATCCCTGCATGTGCAGGGAACTTTTATAATAATGTTGAGCTCTATTGGTTTATCCCTGTGCATACAGGGAACATACTAATTATAACATACTGTTTTATAATTAAAATATTGGCTGTCAAATTTCTACCACCTTTTTTAAATGTATTTGTCATAAAAAAGGTGGCGGTTTTTAGTGATGTCTAATTACAGGTAAAACTCTATTCCATTTGTCAATAATATTTTTAGGCGTAATATGCGCTGTTTCTCGCTCAATAATTAATTTTGCACTATGTAAATTTCGTTTGTACTCGATTGCCATTGAGTGAAAAGCGCTGACAAAACTAGAATCTAATGCTCGTAATGCAGGTTCTACTAATTCTATTTGAGAACGCATTCTATCTGCTACTTTATACAACCAAGCCAAATCGTACCAATCTTCATCAGACAATCCATTGCGAGCATGTACACCACCCAACCATTGAATAGCCTCATCAAATTTACTAGCTGGCAAATCCTGATATCGTGGTATTTTGAAATGCTCATAGAATTTAGTGTAAATAGCCTGATAGTGTTCACCTGTGCGGTATGAACGCTCATTGACCGCTTGTTTGATCGCCTGCTGTTGTTCAACTGAAATAGTATTAGGGTATTGTTGCGCAACTTTCGGCATAAAATGATGATAGAGAACATCGAAGCATTCTAGTTGGTACTGTTCTAATGTCTTCCTAATTTCTGGTTTTACTCGATTAGTATCGATTCCAAATAGCCAGCCGTTTAACATCGAAATTGGTAGGCAAACGTACTCTTGTAAACCTTGTTTTGAAGGTGTGGTCATCATGACCATACCTGAGCTTAATACTTGATGTCGCTTGATTCTTTTAAGCTGAGCAGCCCAATCTAACCCGATATTTTCACATACAGGTTTCATGGCAATATATGGTTTGTTTTCGTGATTAAGAACGATTAAAGATTGATTATGAAACTGAATTGTTTCTAGTTTTGTGTTGTTCATTTCTACATCCTCAAATAGCCCCTGCGCGGGGCTTGTTGTAATTGGTTACGCAATTTCTTTATTAGTAAGATGATTTTTTAAAACATCTATTGCTTTTTCGTTATATCTGAATGATTCGACCTGTTTATCAGAAGAGCGTGACTTATCTAATACGAAAATTCCGTATTCCTCTGTTTTCAAGTTGAGTTCATTTGCTATACGACCAATTTTATTTGAAGATACGCCGAGCATCTCGCCAACCTCGCTCGCCGAAAATGTTTTGTTTTCAAGTTTAGGTAATGGGATAACATTTTTACCCGCAATCGGATTTATAGTATCGGCATAGATGGCTTGCTTTGACTGTTCGCTTAAATGCGGTAGATTGCTGAACACCTTATCTAATGCTCTGACTGATAATTCTATGGCTTTAGCTTTTCTATATTCAGGTAGATAGGATTTAGTAGATTTTTGAATATTAATATTTTTCAATTCACCCTTTTTATAGTCTAAAAATACCTGATTAACCATTAATTGGAATTTTGGACTAATCCAACCAGCATAAGATACTGCCAAAAGTTCATGGGCGAAAGTACCTTGATTCAATCCACCTTTAATGGATTGAACAACCGATACCGAGATCTCGGTATCGCTCAATTGTTGCTCAAGTTCTAAAATAAGCTCTTGAGTGCCTTGCAATGATAACCAGTAGCTAGGATTGTTTTTCTTTTCTCCTCCACTAGCTTTATGGAGCGCATTAAGATTATATCGACCGTCTTTATCAACTGTGATAGTTATTCCTGCTATTACTGGACAATTTAAGCTGTTTGTGTTACTGTTATTCATAAGTTTAATCCTTATTTAGCATTTGTGGTTAACTTGATTTAGGGCTTTAACTGTTGGCGCAGTTAGAGCCTTTAGTTTTTTAGATGCCTGCAATTTTCTTTTCCTCCTCTGTTAATGACAGCTTTACTCTGTTAATTAATTCTAAACTAAAATTTCTATCATTTTTAATAGCTGAATTCTCAAGAATAGATTTCATCCAAACGGGAATTCTAGCTGATACTGGTACTTTATTTTCTTTCAATTTTTTCTCCTTGTTTGTTAAATAATTATTTACTTCTTCAATACCTGAGAATCTTTTATAGTTAGTATTACAATCTTTCAATATGTGTCTCTTATATTTATTTGCAGGTAATGGGATGTCCTCCTCTCTCCAGCCTGCCATAAATCTTTGATTCAAAGTAATTGCATTTATGCCAAAAAGCTCTGACCATTCTGTTAGTGTTTTTATTTCACCTTTATATTCATAATAAACTGTTCCCACTTTTCTCTTTGGGTCAAAATTAGGATCTTGACTAGCCCACAAACGCCAACCTACACTTTTTCTACATCTTTCAGCACAATCTCTAGCATTATCAGATGGAGAACCAACATATAGATGTTCAGGGTTGCAACAAGAAGGATTATCACATTTATGCAATACCCAGAATTTTTCACTACTTTGTGATATCGCTCCGTTAGCTAATTCGTACGCAACTCTGTGTGTAGCCCATGAATATCCCTCAAACCAAATTACACCATATCCATCATAATTTTTTGCTCCAGTCCACTCATGACAACCATTTTGAGATATAAATAATTTAGATTTTAATTTTTTATCTAGTCCAACATAATCTCTAATTAAAGATATACTTTTTCTTGTTTTCATAATTAATAATTAAATGTCTTAAAGTGTCATGGAATGTATAGTATACTAATTCTAATAATTAACCATGTCAATACATTTCAATACTATTTATGACAAATAATGACACTTTTGCAAAGCGATTAATACAACGAAGAGCCGAACAAGGTTATTCTCAAGAAGAATTATCAAAAATATCTGGTATCGCAGCAGCTCAAATTTCAAGATACGAAGCAGGCCGAAATAAACCAAGAGCAAACATTATTGCCAAGCTAGCAGAAACACTAGAAGTTCCCTTTAATTGGCTAGCATACGGTGATGAAAGTGAGTTAATATCACTTCAAGATGAAAAAGGAGAACATTGGCGATGGTTATATTTAGAACCAAACTTAAGAGCTTTTATGGAAAATAAGGCTAAAAAAGCAGGCATATCACTAGAAGAAGAATTAATTAATGCTTTAAGTTCACATTACAAAATAAAAATTAAGTCCCAACCCCAATAAAAGGAGCTAAAAATGAAAACAATGAATAAAGTAATTCTAGGTGTATTAACTTTACTATCCAGTAATTTTGCTTTTGCTCAGGATGTTCTAGATAGTTCGCTAAGCGTTGGCGGTAATGCTATATTGAATATCCTTATAAAAGCATTTACTGGAATTATTTTGCTTGTCGTTATTGGTCTTTTAATTAGTAAATGCAATTCAAAATAGTTAATAAAAATAAAAAAACCAAAATGGAGGCTCAAAATGGATAAGTTTCCTAGAGATAAACAAAATCAATTATTAACGATGCTTTATGATAAGTTCCCTGATGTATTATCATCAGAGGAATATAACACCCTAGTTAAACTATTTGGTACTGAGCGAAACCTATATTCTAATCTATGGTATTTATATCAACACGGTCTAATTGAAGACTTTCAAATAGCATCCATACCCATGAATTGTGATATAACTGATTTAATACTAATAGAGAAAATTAAAATTACAACAAAAGGTATTGATTTTATACGTGACGATGGTGGTTTATCTGCAATTATCAATGTTACAACAATTAAAGTACACAATGAAACATTAGATAAACTAGAAGATATAATTAATAAATCTTCTTTAACTCCTGCTGAGAAGGCAACATATCTTGGCAAATTGAAAGAGCTTCCTGTAGACGCCACAAAACATTTGGTATTGAAACTATTAGATTTGGGTTTATCTCGGACTCCTGACGTAATTCAACTAATTTCATCATACTGCCAGTCGTAATAAATTCGGTATGGTCGCGTACTTTAGTTAGGCGTCCATAAATTTTACCAGATAATTTTATCCAACAATCATTATGTCTGTCTGTTGAAAGTATCAAGCCGTTTTTATCATGAAAAACTATGGAAAAAACTTTCATGTTACACCTCACGTAATAAAAACCCTCGTTAGAGGGTTTGATTTATATGATTATTTTTTAAAGACATTTTGGCAAAACGTGGATGATTTAGCCAAATTTTCATCCCTATAAAATTTATATTTGGTTGTACCATAGTAATGCGCAACAGCATCGATTGTATTGTCAGTAATTTCTGTAATTTCTAATTTTTCGCCACTTTGATAAATTATTTCCGTACCGTTGAATACCAATTTACCATTAACATTTTTACCATTCCACGAGTAACAAAATTCACCATTCCCATCATTGTTAATTTTTAATGTGTTCAGGTATGGACCTGATGCACCCACCCAAAATCCAACCATTGATGGCTGTGGTGTTACCGCTTGGGCTTTTATGAAATCATTCCCATTTACATCACTCACAGTTAAGCAACCAGACAAAAACAAACTGCCCAAGCCAGCTAAACACAATATCTTTTTCATTCCATTCATCCTTATTAAATAAATTTAATAAATATTATGAAATTTTAATAATAAAATCAACGACGATTTAGTAATCCTCCGGGACGTATTGCGTCTGTATAAATCTTGAAAATATCAGATTTAATTTTTTCACCAAAAACCGCTAACTCGTCATGAGTAACGCCACCGCCAGCAGTTAGCGGCATATTTAGCGTTAAACCACCTGATGATGATTGTTTAGATGTTCCAAGAAAATCCTTTAAATCAGCGTTTGTCCGTGCATCAACAACTCGTTCGCCCTCTTCTAATAGCCACGTGCCCTCCCGAGGAATTCTATCAATACCGCTATGTGCCATACCTGTAATGGTTTGTGCGGCAATCAGACCTACTGACGCATAACCCAACCCTCTGACCATAGATGAAGCTTCAATTCCCAAAATAGGACCCAGCTCCAAAGCCTTGTCTGCTGCAACCTCCGTACTAATTATCGCCTGCGCTATAGCTGCCGCTTTACTAGTCAAGAACATAGCTTTGTACGCTGCCGACGATTCACCTGCCGTCGCTTTAAACATATCAGCAATTGAGCCTGTTAGTGACGAGAATGTTCCGAGAGTTGCAAGTGTGTACGCGTCCTGAATGTCCTGTTGTTTTTTCTGCATTTTGTCCTCGATATTGACAACAAAATCGGCATACTCCTCCATATTGATTTTTTTCTGATTTAATAACTCGGTCTGGGCGGCAATTTGTTGCTCTTTCCAGTCCTGTAGCCTTTTTTCGTCCTCTGCAACATTTAACAAATCACTACCTAGTCCACTATATGAATTTTGATAGCTGAATGTCGGTGCGGATTCCAGCGATTTTTTGGTCATTCTAGCAAGCAATTCCTCACGTTCTCTGAGCGAGAAATTGCCTTTTTCTATAAATTCAAGATGTTTCTTATACGTGTCAAGTTGCTGCTCTGCTGGAGTGCGTAAGGAATCAAGAATTGACTTATACTCTTTTTGAGCATTTAGTTTGTCCAATTCAATCGCTTTAGTTTCAAGCGTTTTTTTCTGAATTTCGGATAGTTTTCTTAATTCACCCTCTGCTAACTGACGTCGGAGTTTTTGCAGTTCAGTAATATCAGTATAGGCATTGATTTGATTATTTAATTTATCAAGCTGGGATTTGTAGAGTTCAGCAGGACTTTTGCTTGAGCTGGAATGTTTTAAATTCTGCTCTAGTTTATAATTTTGACGCAGTTTATTAGCTAATTCTGTTAGTTTTTCAGCCAGCTCGTCGGACATATTGCCTGATAGCTCTTGTGTAGTTGCTAATTTAATTAAATCGGCTGCATGTTCCAATGCTGCATTACCTGCTGCACGTTGTAAACCAGCAAGAACGTAAGCAGATTCTGCGCCGTAATCAGATTTTGCATTGTTTACGTCCAGTTGCAGGCTCAATGTGCCTAACTGATTATCGAGATTCGGAAAATCTACCACATCAATCGTTTTTATGCCACTCGCAACTGCAACTGCCACGCCCTGAATAGCTATCAACTTTTCCTGAGCTTTACCCAGCGCTCCTGATGAGGTTAATAGTGCACCCGTCATGTTCCCTAGTGCTGTTTTAAACTCCTGACCACCACCAACAGCAGTAATCAATTTGTCGCCTAATTGACTGAGTTTAGTCCCAAAATCAAACTCGCTGATAGCTCCTTTATCGAGTTCCGATTTTAGGTTTTTTAATTGCCCGATGTATTCATTAATCGCAACTTGGTCTTTTTTTGATACAACCAATTCAGTAGAATAGACTCCCCTAGCTGCCCATTTCGTTTTTAATTTTCCCTCTAAATTTTTTTTCAGTTTATCAATTTCAGTATCAACGTTGGCAGAATCAGTTTTAACCTCAACTGTCAATCCTGCCACGATGTTATCTTGGCGACCTTTGTTTAGTTCTTTAAATCTTGCCAGTAACTGGTCTACTGGTAATTGCAACTCCTCAATGGGTTTTTTAGCCTCTTCCGCTCCGTCCCTCATTGAAAAAAATGCAGAACCAACGGTTAGAGCCGTTACTGCCAACCCAACTGGACCACCTAATAATCCCAGTAAACTACTACTCGCACGAGATAATAAACCCATTTTACTGGTTAATGTATCAACCTTTGATTGCGCTAATGCTAGTTCTTTATTCGCCTGAGTTTGACGATTGATTGCAGCAGTTAAATTATTTTGAGCAATAAGATTGGCTTTTAAACCTACAGCTCGCTGAGCTTCAAATCTCGCGGCATTAACTTCAGCAACTGCTTTTGCTTGTAGCGTTTTCACTGCTGCTAATTGTGTTTGTGCTAATGATATTTGAGCAGTTCTGTTATCTAATGTTGTTTTCGTTGCGTCAATAATAGAGTTAGACAGACGACCAAAATAACGACCTAGCCCTATTGAAACAAATACACCAGCTGCACCAGTTACAAGCCCAATATTATCAGCAATGATTTTTAAACCGCTGGCTAGGCCGCGTGTTATTCCAGCACTGTCATTTAGTTCACCAATTAACACACCAAAACTATTGGATATTTGAACAAAACCATCTTTGATGGTGTTACCCATGTTGTCAGCCAACTTTCCTGTCTCATCCTTGGCTTTAACCATTGCATCAGTCAGTTGACGCATAGATATTTGTCCAGAATTACCGAGATTTCTAATGACTTTCTCGCTCTTGCCTATTGAGTTAGATAATGCAGTAACAATATTTGGAGTTGACGCCATCAGGTCTTGCCACTGTTTGCCAGAAACTTTCCCTGTGATCATGGCTTTGTTAATTATGTTAATGCTCGACTGTACTTTCTCTGCTGATGTTGCATTAATCGTATAACTATTTGACATCGCCTCGATAAAATCAATAGTATCATTCGTGCTATAGCCTAAATCTCGCATTGATGATGCTGTGGCAATATATAACTCCTGTGAATCAGTAATTGATTTGGCGTTTCTGTTACTGATTTCTAATAGCCGTTTTTGCACGTTCTGGTAATTATCAATCGAGCCCTCAACTGAATTTACTGCCATTTTGACACGAGACGCCATTTGTCCCCAGTCGTCTGCCGTATTGATAATACTAGTGATAGCAAAACCGCCAGCAAATGCCGTTGCTAGGCTCAATGCTGACGATTTTAACCCGTGTAACTGAGCGTTCATTGCCTGAATTGACCTGTTATTACTCGCAATATACGCATCAAAACGGCGAGAGCGTTCCTCAATTGTTTTGTAATAATCAGTGCCTAGCCGTGTGGCTCGGCTCATTTCACGTTGATATGATGATGAGTCGGCAGTAACTCGGATTGCCAATTCTCGCAATGTTGCCATGTTATTTCCCTAGTAAATTTGATAATGCATCGAATAGCGAAACGGGTTCTTTAGGCTCTTTTTTCTCCTCTCTAAATTTGATTAGACAGTCGTCAAAAGAGACCTTTCCACCTTGTGAACGATAAATACTGGATGCAATTTGTGCGGCGTGCCAATCGTGGCGTTCGTCACCTATCGGGTTGAGTTTGTCGAATGCGACCCAGTAGTAAAATTCACTAGCCGACATTGATTGCTCAAGTTCAGCCAGTGTTTTACCAAGTCGTAATGCAAGTTTTAGCTTGAAGAAAAGTTCAGGCTCTAAATCGACTTTTTTTCAGCTTCTTTTATCGGGTCGTTTTTTAAATCGATCAATTCAATAGCTTTATTAACGATGCGCGTGTGAATAGGACCGTAGCTTTTCACCAAATCCGCCATATCGATATCATCGCTCGCATTAAAAATACAGTCGCCATTTTCATCTATCAAAATTGTAGCGAAAAGGCGCGCCTCTGCTTTAATTTTAATCAAATCTTTTTCACTATCAGACAATTCTTCGTTTTCATTCAACGGCTCAATTGTTTTTATATAACGGTAAAAATCAGTATGTAGAGGCTCTCGAACAGTAACTGTTACGCCCCATTCTGTTACCTCAAACGATTGTGTACGAAATCCTGCATTTTTTGCAGTTATAATTTGTTTTAAATTCATTAGTTACCTCTAAATGATAGCGTCGTTATATTCAAATTTTCCCTTAACTTTAAGCGAAAACGAACCAGTCTCAATGTTGTTTTTCGCGCCCTTAAATTCATAACTCGCTACACGCGCAATCCAATCAACTGAGCTACCATCCTCGCGCTGTAATTTGAATGGATAATTTTCACCAGTGTTATATGATTTTCTGAGTATTTTTTGCCCGGCATTGCCAGTTACAAAATTGACATTTAACGTAAACGTTCCCTCTGCGGGCAGCCCGTTTATCGTTTCTTTGGTTTGTGATGCTAGGGTCGAAACGTCGATTTCTTCACCCTCTGGCGCGGTAAATGAATAATCCGTTACTGTGCACTCAAGTGGTAATGCTGGCGTATTTGAGGTGATGAATTTAGTGCTAGGCTCTTTACCGACGTAAATGCCTGCGCCTCGTGTGCGAGTATATTCGCTCTGTGTTTCTGTCATGTTTTTTCTCCAGACATAAAAAACCGCCAGATAGGCGGTTTAAAATTGGTTAGATTGGTTAATGGTTAATTTAGTAGGAAAAACTCTAACGTTGCCCTGTAGAGTCCGGTGTCGGATTCGTAATCGTGATGGTTGCTGACATTAAATGGTTTCAATGGTTTCAACGCTTCATATGCTTGTTTACTGATAGTTTCGGCATCAAACAATGTTTTTGCATAAACATCTATCTGAAAACAATATGTAACGTATGATTGACCACTCATGACATCGCCATAAACCTCCGAAACTTTTGTATAGCAAATATAGGGCTTCTGTGTACCCTGTTCGGCGACTAATGGACTAATTCGCCCGTCACACAGTGTTTTTAGGGTATCATTGATTTTAGCTTCAATCATTTTGAAAATATCCTATCAATGTCGTTTAGATACTGATTAAATGCAGCCTCCTCTGCCTGTTTGACGCTGGCATCAAATGCGGGTCTGACGAACGGCTTGGCGGGCATGTTTGAGGTCCCATGCTCCAGAAAATACCAGTAAAAAGGCATTGATTTGTGCCGACCTTTCTTACCTTTTTTCTTTACTAGCACTTTTTTAAATTTAACACCTGCAGTTGCCGAGCCTCTGACCGTGTCAACGGATACACTACGTTTTAACAATCCAGAACGAACAGGCGCATTTGCACGCACAGCATCACGAAAAACTACCGCACCAGCACGTACGGCTTTTCTTGATACTTGCCTTTTCTCAGCATTAGAAAGCAATTTAAAATCATCATCCAGTTCTTTAAAGCCTGCAAATGCAATCATTGGCCTAATCATATCTAACGCCTTTTTGACATTGTAATTTCAAGTAAGTTTGTTTTTCATTGTTCGATACAGCTTTGATATCATAAATATATCTACCGTGAGAGGCGCGCATATCAGTAGTGATTACAACCTTTTTGTAATTTCTAATTGTAATATTACAATTAGTCACTGATTGTTCCGCTTGGCTTGCGTTGTATTCTTTACCTGATTGATCTGTGATTGTCCCCCATAAAACATAGATATCACTCCATTTTTCCACTGTTTGCCCGAATGAATCTTTTCCCGATTCTTTTTTTTGAAAAATAATACGGTGAATTAATCTACCTGGTTGCATACGTTATCCTATTGCATGTTCTTTGTATGGATGTAACATAAAATCAACATGAGATGGAATATTTCCGCTCCCTCTACCCTCAAAAAACTCACAGACAAGAATTTTTATTACTAATAAAATGTCATCATCAGCAATAAAATAACGCTTGCCATCATCAGGATACGATGATCCACTAGGTAAAAAAACGCAGTTACATTCCCGTTGAATACGTTTATGAGCCGCTTCAATTAAAGAGGTTATTAATGGGTCGTGCTCCGTCATTTCCTCCTCAATTTGGAGGAACCTCTTTGCATCAGTTAAATCAACAATCATATTGAAATCTCAATCATTTCTTATAAAATATGGCTATTTTTCGCTTATTTACCAACTCATCAGCATAATTAGCATCGAAACCAGCAATATCCCCGTTACAGTAACGCCCATGTGGACCTAAAAATTCAACAATTCGTTTATCTACTTTTTGTGATAGCGCCGGTGCTGAATTTTTTTGGTGGGAATTTTCGGGTGTTTTAGGTGGCAACGAATTTAGTTTTTCTTCAATATATTTCAATTCCACTTGGGATTGATTTACAACACCATTTAATGTGAAATTAAATTTTTCAGTTCCAACAGTTGTTGATGTAACAGTACAGACATAAGTGCCGTTTTTATTATCTGTTAATTCAGACACGACGCCTTTTTGTTCAGAAACAAGTAAAATGACATCATCACTTGAGGTTGTAACATCTTTTCCATCGGTATTTTTTAATTGAATTGTGATTATTGCCTGATCTTTCCCATCCGCAATAATTTGATTCTTATCTATCGATAATACAGATAATTGTACATCAGCAGGTAGGTTGTTCGCTTTTGACATAGTACTCTCCTAAATAAAAATAAAGCCATCGTATTAATGGCTTTATTAATGATTTTAATTAGATATAACAATTAAATTACCAAGGAATATTAGCACCAACACATAATCCTTCTGGATGTCGGAAACCAATATCATGTTGAGTTATTACACGAATTAATGATTGATCACGAGCAAATGCGGAAACTAGCTCACCATTGGTGTCGTAATAGGTTGCTTCATTTGAAAAATCAACTTTCATATCGCTGTTTTCACCAATTACAACGTCATTAAAATCAGCAAAATAAATTTCTGATTCATTACCACCTGTGCCTAAATTTGAAGGTATTGTGGTTGTATGCTCAATTGGGTAGCCTTTTAATAGTCCTTTGGACATTTCGGGATACACTTTATTGCCATTTCCATCACGAAGACCAAACAATGTCATATATGTTCTAGGTGACATCGCCCATCCACATTTAATCATCAGACTATTTGATTCCATTAATTTCAAAATTAGTGAATTTAAATAGAAATCGATTGCTTGCAAATCTGTCGCCGAACCAGACCATTCAATAAAGCGGTTATTTTCATTTGCCGTGGCTCGTAACCCTTTTGGAGTATTGTTGCTACCATCATCGCGTAAAAAAGCTTTGTCTTCACGCACAGAGATAGCGGCTAAAATATCTTGTAAGACCAATTGTTCTACATTAAAACCAGCAAAACCAATTAGGTTATTAGAAATTGGTACTAGTGCTGTCAATTTTTTAGCTGACAATTTAGCATCATCAAATTTAGATACAGATGATTTAATGTCTTCATTTTCGCCAGAATAATACGCGGTCGCTCCACCAGCCATTCTTGGCAAGCTTAAATTACCATTTGGTAATGGCATTGAACGAGCGCCAAGCTTGCGAACTACGGAACGCGCTTTTAACAACTCAATCACTTCATCATGTAAATTTTGTGGGATTAATGCCCCACCAGAAGATTGTGAAGTCGTAATTGCCATCGCCACACCATGATCGCCGATTTCGGTTTCTGCAAATTTTGCAGCTTCAGTCAAATTACCTTTAGTTGCAGCAATTGCCATTGCAATTCGTGCGACACCAGCACCAGGATATTGTTTAACTTCTTGTTTAACTACAACAGCAGGGCCTTTTACTGGATTCACTGGTATAGCCATTTCTGCCTGCATTTTTTCCGCCTTTTCAAGCATTTCAATTTTTGAGCTAATTTCATCAAATTCTTTACAAAGCAGGTTGAATTGCTCTAATTCTTCATTCGTTAAACCTGTTTCTGTCTCTGATTTTTTAGCAAAAATTTGTACTTTTTCATTTACTTCTGCTCGTTTTCGTCGTAATTCTAGGATTTTAGACATGTTTTCACCTTAATTTAATTATAAAAAAAGCGACAAATGTCGCTTGAATTGGAAAGAGTAAGAAAAAATTTTTATTAAATTTGATTTGCTTGATTAATAGCTAGTGCTCTCAGTTTGATATTGTTTTGCGCTTTTTGTGGTTGTTGTTGATACTGTAATGCAATTGAATTAATTGCATCTTGCGGATTGAGAACTTGATCAGCAAGTCCATTTTTTATCGCTTCATCACCAAAAAAACATCGAGCCTGTGTATCTATTACTGTTTGAACATCAATTCCTCTATATTTTGCAACTGATTCTGTAAACAATTTATATGTCCAGTCAAGCTGACTATTTAAAAATTCAAATGCATTATCACTTAAAGCCTCATGACGTGATCCAAGATTTTTATAATCACCTCGGTAGAGTGTTGTAAATTTCAATCCTTGATTTTCTTCAAGCTTAGATGTTTCCATATGCTCAATTATCACACCTATAGATCCAACTCCAGATGTTTCACTAATGATAATTTTAGAACATGCTGAAGCTATAAAGTACGCGGCCGAAAATGCATAAAAATTTACAATAGCTGTTATAGGTTTTATTTCACGTGATTGAAAAATAAAATCCGCCAATTCTTTACAACCTGTTGCAGCGCCACCACCCGAATTTATATCAAGAACTATTTCTTTAATTGATTCGTCATTTAACGCTTGATTAATGTCGCTTCTCAATTTTTCGTAACTAACTAATTCAGTACATGCTGCATTAATTGAACCACGACGAGATGTCAATAATCCATGCACCGATATGACTTTTATCGGATTTGCATTACTGGTTATTTTATTAACATCATTGTTATTTGAGCTTAAATTGATTTTATTTAACTCTAACTCGGAAAATGACATTGAGGCGTTCAAAATTCTTGGGATTATTACAGCTTTTACAGCATCTAAAGTTTGAGGTGTAGCATAATGTGGAACACCAAAAACTTGATTTGCCAGATGTGGGTAATTAATTATTTTTTGCATAATATTGTCTCTATTTCTTTAATCTGACTTGGCGTTGCTTTTTCAAGTCCTGTTAATGATGACGTATCGATCATATTTAATGGTGTTAAATATGAATCACCACCTACAATCGGGGTTAAATTTTCCATTCTTCGTATATCATTTACTGATAACCAACCCCATTGACGTCCGATTGCATATGATTCATACCTCGCTTTTTGATCGCCTCGAAGTAAACCTGATACATTAAATTCAATGTATAAATCTTTTCGTTCTGACGGTAACAATAAATCACGCATCATTGCAGCTTCATGACGTTTTAACCACGGCAATAACGTATAAATAACAAACTGCAATCCTTGGTGTTCAATATTGCTAAATGTGGCTTTGTCTAACGATTGGATCATGTGTGGAGGGACTTTGTATAATCGACAAACTTCAATAACACCATATTGACGACTTTGTAATAATTGGGCCTTTTCATTGTCCATTGCCAGTTGTTTGTACGTCATGCCCTCCTGCAATAATGCAACAGAAAATGCATTACGTACACCACTATGTTTTTCTCTCCATTTATTTAGAATAGCATCAACTTTTTCTTGAGATTCAATTGCCTTCACATCACTCGGACGCTCAATAACACCGCTCATTGTTGTACCGTTGGCAAAAACTTGTGCAGCATGTTGATCAACAGCAATTCCCAGACCGATAACATCAGCGTTAGTTTGAAGCGGTGAAACGCCTACATAGCCATCGAAAGAAAAAGCTTTAACATGATGCATCATATGCATCGGTATGATTTCATTGTGATCAATTAGGTTATAATAAGGCAAGCCATCAGGGCCCTTTAAAACTTGAATTTTGTTTGGTTTAACTGGTATTAATTCTGTAACATACCCCTTACCATCTCGTTCTATTATTGAATAGCTATTCCCATCAATTCCTAAATATCCCTGTTTTTGCTCATTAAATTCAAAAATAGTATCCTTTTTATTAGGCTGATTATGAATTATATCGTACAGAGGGTGATCTGTTGCTCGTTCTCTCTGACCATTGTCACCACGCCTATAAAGTTCACACGGTAATTGGGCAACTGATTCAGCAAGCAATGTCACACAGGCTTGAACAGCACTTTGAGCAAATGCACTATCTCGATTCACGAATATACCAGCCGAACTTGATTTACCAGAGATTGAACTGATCCACCTCCAGACGCCATTACCTTCATTATAATGAGAACGATTTTGATGTTTGTTTTTAAACATAGCAGGGATAAACATATCAATCGACCCTATTTTCGTTTGTAATTAAATTTATGGCCATCATTCGTGATATTAAATATGACCAAATAATACATAGCAATCCAGCCGTTATAAATCCAAATGCAGGAGATAAAAGCCATGCACCAAATGAAATCAGCCCTGCTCCAATTAACCCAATTATAAAAACAATTATATTTAGCATAGTACATCCGTTTTCTCATAAATTGATTCGTTAGCATCTTGATCAGATAAAATAATTCGACCAATTGCCATTATTAACGCTACTGCCCCGTCGATCTTATTTTCATTACGTTCTTTGATTGGACGCACAATATCATCGTTACCTGATGCATATTTCCCAACTACGTTACTAATACACCACGTTAAAATCGGATTTCCATCATGATGAAAACGACCTGATTCAACGGCTGCCTCCAGCTCTTTCATTGGATCACTTAAATTAGTATAGTTTTGAATAATTGTTACTGGATTCAATCCCTCATCATCCAGTTGATGGGATAAATTTGTTGCACCATGTGGATCTATTGCTGATACCTCAACTGGATTATTTTTATTGGATTCAATAGCATCGTGCAATATTTCGCGATAATCAATTTCAGCACCATCGGTAACATTTAAATGGCCAGTATTAACCCATTTTTGGAATCGTTCTGCAGTTTTTCTGTCCTCGACATCACAACTATAGACAGAATCATATGGGACCCAAAATTTAGGAGAAATTGAATAGTAATGACGTTTACCATCAATTATACGATAGAACAATCTAACACCACTATTCATATCCAGTTTTCTAGCTAGATCATAGCCTCTAATTACAGGTTGCCCCTCAAACTGATCGATAGTTAAATTTTTGTCCTCACAGTTAGCCCAACTAACCATGTTAAAAAAAGCCGATCTCGCTGAAACCCATACATTTAAATGTTTAGTTTTAAAAATATTTGCTAATCGTGCATTATTGATGGCTTTTTGTTGTTGGCTTAACAAAAACTCACGATAAACAGAAACACCAATATTTGGATTGGCTTTTTCCAGCATTCGTGGATCTGTCCAGTCATCACCCTCATCAATTGTGTAAATAATGCCAAATAGTTCATCATTTAAAACTGATCCATTTAACATATCAATAACCTCACGGCGTTTATCGTAACACGGTCCCTCAATATTATAACCAGCTGTTGTAATCGCCCACATAAGAGGTTGTTTGCGTGCTCCCATACCTGTTAGCATTGTTGTGTATAACGCATCAGTATCATGTTCATGATATTCATCTACAATCGCACAGCTTGGAGATGCGCCATCACCAGGATTACCAATTAATGGTTCAAACCGTGCGCCGTCTGCAATTCGACTTAAATTTGAGGCATTTACCGTTATACCAAAAGCTTCACAAAGCAATGGTGTGTTTTTGCACATTAATCTTGCAGGACGAAAAACCTCCCACGCCTGTTTTTCTGTCGTTGCACCAGAATAAACTTCAGCACCAAATTCATTATCCGCTGAAAAACAATATAGTCCTGCTCCAGCAGAAATGGCTGATTTCCCATTTTTTCGAGGAATTTCAGTATAAACTTCTCGGAATCGGCGCAAATTAGTATTCTTATGTACCCAACCAAATACGCAGCAAAATATAAATAATTGCCATGGCTCTAACGTGATTGGCATTCTTTTAAATGCCCATTCGCCTTTAGTGTGAGGAAGAAGCTGAATGAATTTGCAAACTTTTTCAGCAAAATCTTTATTAAATTTATATTTAAAAGATTTGGATTTTTCTTGTTCTAAATCATTTAAATGTCGTTGACAAGCATCAATTACATACTTGCATACAACGATCTTACCTTTAACAACATCACGTGCGTATTGATTTGCAGCATTAACATTTTTATATGATTTTTTGGCCATACTATAAGTTATTGAATGGATTGTTTGATTTTTCTTTTGTAGCTAAACCAATTAATCGCTGACGACTACTCGGATCAAGCCCAAGCAATGCACCCGTTGTGTTTAACTCAGATTCTTGTTCTTTTTTTGCAGTTAATTCAGGATTTTTTACAGGCCCACCTGTTGCACCGATAACGGTATTCCCCTGACGGGCTATATTTATTACTGCTCGTCGCCAAAATTCATATGCGACACACCATCGCTCTAATATACTCAAATCGGTAACACACAACAGACCCTCTGCACAAAGCTCTTTTGCAGTTAATTCCCACATTACAATTGCCAAATTTAACTCAGCGTCTAAAAACCATTCTGGAGCAGAAACGCCCTTTATTGGTGTGAACCTTGGTTCGTTATTATTGAGTTTTCGGTTGCCAGGATTGTTGGTTAGTTTTTTTATTGCAAGTGGTTTTGGCTTACGACCAGAGCGCCCTCTTGCACCAGCCATAATACCTCCAATTTAAAGTTGATTTTTCGCGGGTGTAAAAATTTGACTAGGTGGGCGGTACTTTAGTATAAAAGCTGTAGAAATTTTACCCACCCTACCCATTTTAGTGCAATTTGCGTGCATTTTAACCAATTCATCTATTTTTACCTATTAAACCGCTCTTTAGCCGTTTTTTTCTCATGACATTTACAATTAATTGCACGTAGATTACTTAGATCATCAGTACCACCATGCGCCTTCGCAATAATGTGATCAACATGTGTAGCTTCTTTTATGATACCTAGCCTTTTACATTCATCACACTGACAAATATATCTATCACGCTGTAATACTTGTTTTCTCAGTTTATCCCACGCTGATCCATATCCACGTTGGTGACGACTCTTGCCCTTCTGATGTCTTACCCAACCAATATTAGCTTGTTTATGTTTACTGCAATAACCTGAGGAATCAGTAGTTGTCAGTGAACACCCTTGCTTTCTACACGCTTTTGGTATACGAGGTGGCATATTAACTCCATGAATTATTTATTAAACCAATTATGAATTGTGCAATAACGATTACCTGTTTCAGTTATGTTTTTACAGCCTTTTTTGTTACAAATTATTGACCCAGCTTTATTTACAATTCGATTCGCTTTAACTAAATACAAATGTCGATGGCAATAACCAGTTGATGAGTATGCGTGAGTGCAACAACCAATAGCTTTACATTTCATCTTTTAGAGGACCTAATAATTTAACTTATCTTTAGCACAATAAATAAGAAAACGAGAAAACATGAATGTCACAATAAATACAATTGTAGACACGATCCAACCATTAAACGCTATCAGTACCAATGATGAAATATTGATAACATTAAGATATTTATTTCTAGTTGAAATATTCCCCAATGCGTTAGCAATTTTGTTTTTAACTTTTTTATCAAAATCACCAAAACAATATAAGTAAATAGCTGTGCACAAAAATAAAGTAGACATCGCGTAAAGCCAGAATAAAGTTATGGTTATATTTATAAATTGTTTATTTTCTATGAGCGTACATGCAAATAACGATAAGAATAATAATATTGGAATAATAAATTGTTTAGATTTCATTTTGTTATCCGTATATAATAGAAAACCGCCATTTAGGCGGTTATTGTTTGTTAATTTTTTACTTTTTCTTGTATATGATATTTTCTAGCCAACCTATAACAAATATATAGGTAAATAGAAAAAATAATGCCGACCCGAGAATAAAATCGTTGTCTACGTCACGGAAATAATTTTTCCTAAAACAAATACTACAGTGTAGTGTTCCTAGCAAATACATCCAAATTATCAGAATACGTCGAGTCCATTTTAAAGGTTTGTTGTATTTATAATCCTGCGCTGTAAAACGAGAACGTCGAAAATAATAGCAGGCGCACAAAGTAGCTATTGATAAAAAATAATAAATAAAAATAAGCAACATTATTATTCTGCTTCACTCTCAATTGTATATTGTTCACCGTCAGGAGTCGTACAGAGGTAATACTCTCTAACGCCATTGTTACCATCACGAACACTAACAAAGTTACAACTATGAACTAACTCACCTACATTCGTAATTGTTTCAGACTCAGGGATAACTAATTCTGATTCGTCAGTATCGTTATTATGAAAAAAGACATTTTTAACGTCATCAAAAATGTTAATTAATGAAGCAGCATCAAGGAAAATCTCACCAAACAACGCAACCCGTTTCATTTGCGTATAATGTTTAACTAAATCCTGACGCCCGTAATGCCATAATTTTCTGACAGGTGTCCCTAATTCGTCCTTTTTAGGTACTAGTTTAAGCTTGCCACGAACAGATATTCCTATATCAACCAAATCATAAACCAGCGTCCCTACTGACTCGGACATACCTAATTCTCTAGCTGCTGCCTGATAGGTGGATTTCAAAAAACCGTCTTGACCAGTTATACCCTCTTGTATGCTATTCACGCCATGAGCGCCAACATATGCACCGATTACGCAACCTACACCCGTTGTACACATAGCCGCACCAGTTGTAATCATAGCTAAACCGCCCAAAATTGATACGCCTCGTTCAACCCAAATTAATGATTGCCTCAAAAGGCTATCTTCTTCTTCCTTGATTTTTTCAGCGCCTTGCTCATACGACATAGCGCCACTGTCTACTTGTTCAACTATATCATTAGCAAACGCTTCAACGTCCTGCTTGAACGCCTGTTTAATATCATCATGATATAAGTGCTTTTCACATAACTCATCAGCGCATTGTAAGAGACGGCGCGCGTCAATTCTAATTAAATTGTTTTCGTCATTATTCTCTGAGTTAAATTGTTTTTGATTACCTGCAAACGAATTCGATTGAACAGAGCCGCTACTAACCCCGACAAATATAGTGCTGTTTAAGGCGATGATTCTATGCCCACCGACTGGCGTGCATTTACACGCAACAATACAGCCATCATAGGCAACGGGTTTGCCATCGATAATAAAGTTGTCTGCTCCCTCTATAATCCTGCCTGTGCTTCTACACTTAGGACAGGAAACCAAATCACCTAATAGAGCAACACCATCCATACCACAATAACCATTCCCTGACGCTGTGATAATCCTACCGCCATAATTAGTTGCATCACCCAAAACAGCTACTTGCTTACTCATACTACATCCTCACATTGTCTTTATATCCATTGTGGATATGTATATAGTTTATACAAATTAGCTATATTAATCTGATTTTTTGTGTTAAATAGTGTAAATTAATATCTATCTATGAATTGGTATCTGACCAAGTAAGCGCTTTTACTGACCACATCTGAGCGCCTTGCAATTCTGTAATAGCAATAGAGCATATCCGCTTTGTCTCAGGCGATTCTGTTTTTTCTCGCAAATCATTCAACTGGTCGATGACAGCAGCAATATGTTTTTTACAAATACCAACCGACTCTAACTCAGAGGGATTGAAATTTGTGTTTACTAATTTTTGACCATAGGTTAACTGTTTCAT